TCCTCGTACATAATCTACGCTATTGGCTACAGTCATCTCATTTTCCTTAATATCTTGTTCTGCCATACTTCTGTACATTTAAGGGGCAAGAGATACGAGTAGGACATGCTTTATTTGATTATGAAGGAAATAAGTTTAAAAAGTTATACAAACTTATGTATGGCTAAAAGTAACCCAAGGATACCATACTCCAGTCTCTGATTTAAATCGAAAAAGTATTCGTTGTGATGTAAATGCTTCAAAAATAACTTGTGCAGCATATACTCTTCCGACAATGTTCATTAGTACTCCGTATTCTACTCCATAAGTAGGCCCATCGGGAAGACTTACCCCTTTCACAATATCATATACACCTGATTTAGAACAATAATTATAACCGTTTGATGGGACTTCACCTCTACTTTGGAATAACGCTCCCAACAAATCGCTCTTCTTAATCTTCCCTTGGCTACTATCACTTGCCTCTCCATATACATACGTTACATCAGTTAGAACCTTAAAAGCGTTCATAGCTATATCCTGCTTCTCTGCCATACTTAATACATTTAAGGGGCATCCGCTTTAAAAACATGATACCCTAATTTAACATTTAAATAATTAACTCGTTTTTGTTTAAATAAATTCCCAAATTAACGGCATCGGGAAGGCCGAAAAAAGAACAAGTTTCCTTGTTATAGAACAGTGTCTTCGACCGATTCCTCGACCACTTCCACAAAACCACCGGACACCAGGTCGGCAAGGTCAAAAGACATACCCATACCGCTGTCACGGATGCACAAGTAAAGCACATCCTTGTCCGTGTAATACTTGCCGTTAAATAGCTCCATTCCCTGCTTCCAGGCTATCGGGTCCTCCTTCGTGCCGGACGCTTCAATCTGGACAACCTTATAGAGGGATTCTGTTCCTATACCCGGTACCCACTGGATGGCAAATTCATGCTCCTGAATCACTTCATACAAAGTGTCTTCGTAGGTGAACATGAATCCGATAGGCTCAGTCTTGCCAATTAATTCATCCCATTTTGGGAAATACTCCTTATGCTTAAGGCTCTCCTCAACCGTCAGACCTGCGGTGTTGATGTTCTCCTTAATAATCTCATGTAGCGTGTCCACCTTGTCCAGATACTCATCCGACAAATCGGACGAGTCCAATATCGTCCCGGCATTGAGCATGCGTTCCTTCTCGGCTTCAGATACCTGGCGATATTTGGAAGCCTCCGAAGCGTCGCTGATATACGCGGTATTCCCGAACACCCTTTCATCTATGGGCACATCCGCACTCTGTGTAAGGTAGTGCCCTCCGTCTGCCTGCAAAATCATTGTTGTTCCTCCTTTCTTGTTTCATTATCATTTGTACTTTCCTTAAAATTCATGTCGAACGAATCAAGCAGTGAAAGATTGCCGAAGTTTTCCGCGAATTGCTTCATCAAGGTAATCTCCTCGTCAGAATACTCCGTCGCCCCTTCCGACTTGTAAACCTTCATCGCCAGCGCATGGCAAGCCACACCACTACCGTTCAAGTAGATGATATTGGCAAAGCCTTCCCTGCAATCCTGCACAATCACTTCCTTATGATTGATGGAAGTGTAAATCTCAAATCTTTCAAAATTAATTTTCTTCATAATCAATTATCTATTTGGATATGAATTAGTTACTTGCCCGTTAACAGAGAAAACTAACCCGATAGGTCCCAATGTAAAGCTTAGTGCGTCGGTTCCAACCGTTGAATAACCATTCACGGATGTACCTGACATATCAAGTCTCCCGACCTCTTTACTTCCAGAATACCTTCTGAGCATTAATCGAGGGTAATAATTAGTAACCCCTCCGATAGATTCGGTAATGAAAGAAATATTCCCTACTTCATTATTATCTTGGTTATACATCTTGATGCTGTTGGAACTTGGGTCCAGTTCAATGCGAGTGCCATTCAACGAAGTGGAAATCTTACCGACTAATTCCACATCCCCATTCTCCTTTATCTTGAATGACCCATTGGGAGAGGAGACATTTCTGAACGTGCCGCTTGTAGCATTTATATCGCCATGAACCTCCGCATTCATGCAGATAACCTTTCCGCTCTCCAATACCCGGAACGGAGCGTCGTCCGGTGTCGCGGAACCAGCCCAGATACGCACCTTGCTGCCTGCTATGGAACCGGACAGACCTGCAGTTACCGTACCGTCATCCTTCTTGATAAGCAGCTGGTTTCCCTGCATGAAGTCAATACTCGCGTTCTTTGCAATAATGAGGGACGTGTAGATAGGACCTACACCGCTTAACTTGGTCCATGTGGACGATGACACTCCCGGCTTGTTGCTTTCCGAGCTTGTATGGGTAGTGTTGCATTTGTAGACATCCCATCCGTCGATTGCGGCATTGTTCCTTATCATGGCAATATCCACATAACGGGTGCCGCTTGTCAGAGCTTCGTCGTTGCGGTAAGTCACGCCCACAGCCCATTCGGAATGCCGGGTGATGCAGCCTTGGATACCCTGCTCTCCATCTTTCCCGTCTGTGCCATCTTTTCCGTCTGTACCATCATTACCGTCTTTCCCGTCTTCTCCCTTTGAAGCAAGCAAATCATACTCCGCGGAATTCATCTCGCCGGAAAGTATGTATCCGTATGTCTTGCCACCGTCCTGGGTCTGCTTGATTCGCTGACCGGAACTTGTTGTAACAGTCCACAGTGGAGGATTGGTCGTCTCCTTCTTGGCTATGTATGATGAGCCGCCCATGGTAACTACACCCTGCTTCGGCACGATAAGCCCCGTATACCATCTGCCCATGGCTGTTATGCTATCACCCTTATCGCCTTTGATTTTAATTGGCGTGCCCCATGTCCCATCACTTGCGGATGAAGCAACCTTCTGAGACATCCATATAGCTCCACTTGTAGCATTCGTATGCCAGCCTCCGGTAGTACCGTTTCCCGTAGGAACAGAAGGCTGGGAAGTGCTGTCATTGTAAGTTATGAACACGCTCAATCCGTTCGAACCGGCTGCACCGTCAGCACCGTCCGAGCCGTCAACGACCATCAACGACCATGCTGTCCCGTTCCATATGTATACACGACCGTTATTGGTGTCCCTATATGCCCAGTTGATTTGAGGATTGGAAGGTGGAGACTGCAGGTCGCCTTTCCATACGATGCTCAGTCCGTCCTTTCCGTTCTTTCCGTCAATTCCGTCAATGGTCATTTGATACCACTGGCCGTCTTGATATACATACGACTTCTTGTCGGTCGTATTCTTGTACGCCCAACCGTTCTGAGGAGAGGAAGGGGCAGACGAGAAATCACCTTTCCATACAATACTCGTACCAGCCACACCTTCTGCGCCATCAATGCCATCAAATCCATATTTAGCCCAGAGAGCAGGTGTGCTGAAGTTACTCCATATGCCGTTTCTCTTCTTCCTCTCGCTTATCCATTCAAAAGGCAGGGATTCGGAAACGCCAATGGGGTCATCATGCCAGCCGGAAGGGATATAATCATCCGTCTGTGAGGTTGCCGGGGTGGATGGGCGGTTTTCCTCCGTGGTATGGATAAACACTCTTTCGTAATCGGTACCGTCGCTTCCGTCCTTTCCGCTCTGGACAAGCAGGTCGTATTCCTCCGTATTTGATTCACCGGACAGAATATAACCGTAAGTCCTTCCTCCGTCCTGCGTCTGGGTAATGCGCCTGCCGTCATTTGTCGTGGTAGTCCATAACGGTGGGTTGGCGGTCTCCTTCTTCGCGCAGAAGGTGCTCCCTCCCATCGTGACGATTCCCAGTTTGGGCACGATAAGCCCGGTATGCCATCTGCCGAGTGAAGACACGCTCTGTCCGTCCTTTCCGTCCGTAACAAGAGGTATCGTCTCCACATCGACCTCCTTCCCGTCCACGTAGAATATGAACTTGATGCTCTTCTGGAAGCTTGATACCGGTACTCCGGCATTGTTCCCGATTGAGACTTCGGCTCCACCGTCAAGGGAGTATTTAAGTTCGCCCGTCCCGGTCTCGGCCGTGCCTCCGGAAACCGAAGACTTCAACCGTGTACACGATACGGATGTTACATTGAGATTACCATTGGCATCCTTTATCACGGCAGATACGCTCGGGACAAGCCGGTATAGAACGGCATCGGCACCGCCCTTGACACCTGCCAGGGTAAACGTGAGCTGCCCGGTGTAGGTTTTGCCGTTGTAGGTGGCGGTCAACGCGACGGGTATCGGATTCCTGCCGTCCAGAGCCACGCCCTGCTTGACACTGAAAGTTATCTCTCCGGTGGAAACGTCGTGCGTCTCGGTGACGTTGGCAGGGAGCGTGCAGGTTATGCCGGTAAGGGTCATCTTCTTGCTGCCGTAGCTCATCCAGGCAACCGTGCTTATCGATGTGTCCTGGTACACCTTGCCGTCATTGGTAAGGGCGACGTTATCCATCTGGTTGGTGAGGTCTGCGAACACTGCCGATTCTCCGGGGTCGCCCTTGTCACCCTTGGAGGCAATCTTCTGCCAGTCATTGTTCGTGCCCGGCTCGGCTGACGAACCGTTCTTGTTCATGCAGGCCCATGTGCTTCCGTCATGGGTCACGCTGTCGTAGTAGTCATACTTTCTGCCGGATTCCCAAGCGCCCTCATAGCTCAAGTCCTTGGCTGGGGTGCCGTTGGGCTTCAATCTCTCTATCGTGCCGGAGATGTACACATTCTTGCCGTAGAACGAATAACCGGAGAAATCCATGCCACCTATGGAAAGGCCACTAAGGTCACCGGTCTGCATCATGACGTTAACCTCGGGGTCTATCACCCAAGTGTTGACGTGAGCCAGACGGCGTGTATAGTAACGGTTTTCGTAGGTGATAGCCTGGCGGTCCTCATCGGTGAAGTTGCCGTATCCGAAGAAGTTCATGCCCGGCATTGGGTGAACGGACGTGCCCACCTGAAGCTCATACTCGAACTTCATGATTCCTGCCTCGTTCTCCAGTATATTGGTCGGAGTAAAGTAGGATGTGGCGAAACCGGAATACTCTATGAAACCGTTCGCGCCAATCGTATCCTTGTCGGTGTTTCCCCCACCTATGTTATGGAATACGCCACGGCATATGTCGCTCACATGAAGCGTACCATATTGGCCTTCCAGAAGGTCAAGGGTGGCAATGCGGTTCTCTGTATCTACAGTCTTGATTGTTCCGTAGGCGAACGTATTGGCTTTGTCACCCGATATAACGTCTATGCAGTTGAAGGTAATCTTAGGGACAATAAGCTCCTCACGGAATACAGCCTTGTCCGTCTCGATAACAACCTTCCCGTTCTCGTCCAGATAGATGTAGCCGCCGCTTCCTCCGATAATGCCGGAAACGAAGTTCTTGCTTATCTGAATTCCCTTCTCCGCAGTCAGCTTGTCGCCAACTTCCAGCTTGAAGGGGGTGCGGTCGTTGGTATCCTTGCGGATGAAAAGCTTTTTCAACTCTTCATCGTGAGCCGCTATCTCAGCGATAACACGCAACGCACTCATTATATCCGTATCCGAAAACTCCCCTTCTTCCGTATCTTTGTTCAGGATTCTTGTAACCGGCATTCCATTTATTTTCAGCCCCTTCAGATAATCGACAATAGCCGTTACACTGCTGTCCTTCTTCCTATTAATAAACTCATCTTTAGCCCTTAGTGATGACAATACATTTGTGTCCGAAAAAGCAGTGGAGTCCCCGGTCTTTATAATATCAATCCCGACGCCTCCCCCCGGAGAAACCGAAACCGTTCCACCGCCACCGGATGGTGACGATGAAATAGGATAGTTGGCAGAGCGAGGCTTTGCTGGGGTCGTTCTTGATATTATTGGTATCTCCTTCATTTCTCAATCATTATACACTCAAACCGGTCAGCAGCATAATCAATGGAACCGCCGGCGTTGATAAATCTTTTACTAACCAAAAAATTGTCTGTCAAAATCGTCAGCGGAGATATTTCTTTACTATTTTTAACTATCTGGGTGAGCTTTATCCGAGTATCGCTATAATGGTTGATTATACGGGTTATCAGCAGTTCTTCAGGTCGCTTGTTCTTTCCAAGAATGGAATTATACAGATTATCTGTGAGGTAATTACCATCAAGCAACACCTTGCTATAGCATGCCCCGTCATCATTATATGAGCTTATTTTTAACTCTATCTCATCAAGTTCATTGATAAAACTTTCATTCAGGACATTCTCATAAACACGGTCAGAATCATCTGTATCCGTCATACCGTCTATCTTCTGGAAAACACATTTCAAATCCTTTAAAAAACAATTCACATATCCACTAAACAATTTCCCGATAAAACTCTTTATGACAAACTTTGGCTGTCCCCCAATCGAAAAGCCCAACGGCATGATATATCCGTCCAACCCGTCATAAGGCATACTCAATGTCTTGGTAGATTTTATACTAAGGAAACCGCCCGACACCGGTTCATGGAATGTTCCATCCTTGCCGTCATCAATATATACGTTGAATGTGGAATATCCGTTCGTGAAAGTGGTCCCATTCCAATATTTATCACCTATCGAGAACTCACAGACAAAATACGGGGGTGTGTGAAATCTGGGCAAATCATCCCCGAACGAATACATTTCATCTATAGGGACCAATGTCGGCAATTCGGCTTTTGAGGCCAGCACAAGCTGCACACTTCCTTGTATGGCAAACGCACCGTCTTTATATAACGCAGTAGGAAGAGGCCTTTCAAAAGTCAATATCGGGTTATCGGATTTTAAATTGTATTTCGTGTCATCCGGCCGTGCGCCTGATGGATAAAGCACCGTCCTTATCTGTATCAGGTCTTCGTAATTGTAGTTGGTAATATTTGGCTCCCACTTGTCTCCATTCTTTTCCATTTCATAATTGCATCTTTTTATCGGTATAGCCCCATACAAAAGTTCAACATCATCAAGAGACATATTCCTTATTGCATCTTCATTCACCGGATTCTGTGTTATTCCCGGTTCGTAATGGTACATTTTATATTCATTCGGCAAGAAATAAACCTTTCTGGAAACCTTATTGTCCTTCACGAATTCCCTCGCATACAACAATTTGTCTCCAAGACGGAAAAGTGTTTTAAAATCCTCCTCCGGGAATATCTTCCCCACCGGATAATTGTTGCACTTGACTGTCACCTTGTTGTAACCCGGAAGAATATCCAAGGAGTGACTGGAACCGGCAAATCCTATATCTTGCACTATCAGGCTGTTCACACCCATCTCTTCCTTAGCCGCTAATGATAAATCGTACTTATTGTATGTTCCCTCATGGTCTATATCAACAAAATAAAGCTCTCCTTTCCAGTCTACACAAGTCCAATTCAAGAACTTGCAAATTTCCTCCAGCACTTCTTTTAGTTTCATGGGTTTACCGTCTTCGTCGAAAAAATCCTGCTCGCTGATGAGCATCTTTTCGAGAACATTCTCACCGGACACATACTGATTTGCACCGGACGCATACACATGAGGTATATATACTGAGGCGTAGTTACCCCCAGACTCCCCTATACAGCGTTTCAATAAGTACCATAATGAAACAAAGGATTTTTCCTCGCCCTTTATGGTGTAATCCAAGTATTCCAGCACCGACATGGCCGATATGCATTCCATCTCCAACGAGAACAAATCAGAAGAATAATCCTGAGTATAAAGTTCCGGCTTGATATATCCGCACCACTCTGCTACCCCATTTCTCTCCAACGTGACACGAAACTGCCTATAATCGGTAGAGAACAGTGTACGAAGATAATCACTACCAACAACCTCTATTGTGGCAGTGGAGAATCTCGAAGGAGTATATAAAAACTCTTCATTTGATATTTCCACAACAAACGGATTGGCTCCTGCCACTAATTCCGTGCTTTCTCCGTCATATCCTTCCTTTTCTATTTTAACAATATAAGACACCTCTTCCAACGAGGCGAACGGTATGGTATAAATCAGTCCGTAACTCATAATATCGGCTTTTTCCCTTGTGATTTCAATTCATTGTTTATCGCGAGAATGAGGTCCTTTGCCCGAACCCTGGTGGTCACTGTCGACGACAAGCTTTTCGCACCTCCAATATTACCGGAGTTTATCGCCTTGAAAAGGTTGGACTGCTGACGCTGGTTCAGAATCATTTCCCCGGAGTTTACACGGGCTAATATTTTGTCTCCTGAGGTTGGGCCACCTGTAATAATACCGCCTTGGGCAAATTTGGGAACCATCGAAGCCGCGGTCTGTATCATTGCCGTCATTGCTGCAATCTGCGCGGCGGCAAGTCCTGCCCCAGCAAAAGGAATACTGGCATAGGCTGCTGTACTTTTTGCGGCCATTTCTGTTGCCGCAGACTCTGTTTTTCTTCTACTTGCTTGAATTTCACTCTCTGCCGCTATTTCATTTGCCGCTACTTCCGCGGCTTTCGCGGCAACAGTTTTAGTCACTTGCTCCTCTGGCGATTCTTGCCCTTTCGCCCCTGATAATTTTTCGCTGATTCGTGCAATTGACTCTACAGTATGTATAACCGACAGTATGGAATCCACTGTATTTGTCATGGCATTCCATATTGCCATTATCTGTTCCCAAGCAGTAGCGTCAACGTCGTTCATAACATCACGCAAGTTTTCAAACGCACTTACTACACGGTCGGAAGAACTTGCCACATCCTTAATTCCGGAATACAAACCCTCGTTCAGCTCTTTCGTGAAATCCTTGACATCCTGCCTGACCTGCGCTATTTTCAATTTTTCTTCCAAATCCGGCACATTGGCCATGGCATTCGCCAGCTCATCGGATAATTCCTCTCCCAGCTCTTTCGCTCTTTCCTTATATGCTTCCGCTATCTCCTTGGCCTTATCCAACTCCTCCTGGGTTATCTCCAGCTCTGTCTTCTTGTAGTCAAATGTCGTATCTCTTGGCTTCACCTTGATAGGAGCGGCGAACGCCCGGGCATTAAACTGCATGGCCGCTATGAACCCGTCCGCACTGTCCCCTATACCTTTTATCCCGGCAGCAGCCTTAGCCGCCTCTATTGAAAGTGAAACGATGTTCTCGTTAAGCTGTTTCTGGGACAACACACCCTTTGCCTGCTGGTTCTGGGCTTCCTTGACTCTTTCGTTGTATTCCTTCTGCACCCTCTCGAACTCCACAAGGGCAGCATTCCTATCACGGTTGGATACGGCCTCATCCGCAGCGGTCTTCAATGCCCGGTAGTATTCACTTTCAAGGGTCTGCTTGTCCCTCGTACCCCTCGCCTGGGCATACATCTTTATATTCAACTCACCTAACGCCTTGTTGTATTCAGCCTGGGTAATCTTACCTATTCCCAATTCAGCGTTCAGTTCCTCCAATTCTCTGTAGTAGGATTCCTGCTGCTTTTGAAGGGTAGTCTTCTTCTTTGATTTGGAGCCGGACAAGTCATCAATAATTGTTGTCTGTGTATCACTTTTAACCACATATCCCACAGCATCCTCCAAACGTTTGTTCACATCCTCCAAGACCTTGGCGTTCTGTGCATATTCCCTTACTACAGCATCAATTTTAAGCACGTCCTTCCCCTCTCCGTGGAGAAAGTCTATCATCCTATTATATTCTCCCTTGTCACTCTTCCGAAGACTGGCCAGGTTCTTTATACTTTCCATCCCTAATCCGGAAGGCTCTACAAGTCGGCGCTGCCCCTCCTCCATCTCCACTTTCTTTCGAGTGAGATAGTCAGCAGTAGCAGTGGCCTCCAATAATTTAATACGTTTGGCTATTATATCATTAATGTTCTGCTCCTTGGTTATCTGCTGACCGACAATGCCCTCTATGCGCTTTTGGTATTGTTCTTGTAACTTCTTGTTGTCCGCTGCCTTATTGTACAACCCTTGCAACACACGCAACTGAGCCACCTCAGCAGAAGTGGAGGACAATGCACCGGCAACTTCCTTTTTATAGTCAGCAAATATATTTTTAATGCGAACCGCTTCCTTGCGAGCCTCAACCAGATGGCTAACGAGAGCAGATATACCGGAAATTATGGCTATCGGCAAAAAAGACTTAAGCAAGCCCGTAATGGTGCGCCATAACTGTACAAACCCGATTTTTATTGATTTCAGAGACTTTGCCCATATATTTGAAGTCTGTACAGCGGCTGCGTTTTCCGAAGCAGTCTTCGCTATATCAATGGCTTTCTTTTCCGCTAACACCGCCTGATTCAAAGCCCTTTCAGCAGCTGCCAACTGTTTTTTTGAAGCCAGTCGCTTGTTGTTCTCTATAGTTTCATAATCGGTAAGTGTTTCCTGATAAGCCTTTTCCGCTGCAATCCTTGCTTCCGTTGCCTTCTTCATCTGCTCCTGAGCAACCGCATCCTTGCTTATGGTAGTATCTATAAGCTTCCAGAATTGGGCGAAGTATTTCGTGACAGACAAAAGCAACTTACCGCTGATAATTCCGATTATGAATGTGAATATCCCACTTATCTTACCTTTCAACGAGTCCAGTGCTCCGGCCAGCCAATCAACCAAAGACTTGTACTTTCCCTGGACATCCATGCTGTTCACAAGTTCTGTGAATATATTCTTGAGCCGATTGACGGATGTCTCCAGATTATTCGTATCCACATTGGGAATCATCTCATTCAAAGCGTCCGCAAACTTCGGAAGCACATCAGCACTCATAAGCTTGCCTTCCTTCAGCAGCTTATCGAGACCCGCAACCGAGGTGCCTGCGGCCTTTGCCATTGCCTGCAAAGCAATAGGCAGGCGTTCCCCCATCTGCAAACGAAGCTCCTCAGAACTAATCTTCCCCTTGCTCATCATTTGGGATAAAGCCAAGAATACCCCGTTGCTGTCCTCCGCACTCATGCCGAAAGCTGTAACGGCACGGGAAACCGACTCGAATATTTTCCGCTGCTCCTCCATGGACATGTTGGAAACGGAGGCAGAAGCCGTGAACTTGGCGAAATTCCCGGTCAGAGCGTTAATCTCAAGACCGTACTTCTTTGCCATGTCAACCAGAAAGCGCTGGTTGTCCGCATACTGGGACATGCTCCCCGAAACGTTCTTTAATGCGGTAGATACCCGGTTAGTCTCACGGGCCACATCCACGAACCGAGAGACCAGATTGCTCAACCCTATACCACCGGCACCAAGCGCGGCAGCAAAGGTGACAACCTGCATCTGCATGGCCTTGAAACCGGCTTTCACCTGATTGGTTCCCTTCTTGAAGTTCTCGGTGAGAAGGTTTATCGCAATACTGAAACTTAATTTTCCTGCCATAATTTCTTTCCTTTCTTTAAAAATTCCTCAAATCTTTCCACTTCTGCATCATTTATCTCGGTTTCCTCCTTGGGTTTCTGTTCCCATGGGAAAGTGATAAGGTCCTTGGCCCCGTTCTCCATAGCCTTCGCGTCTATGTGCGGAAGTATTGTAAGATAAGTCCACAGCCGCGCATTCTCCATCTCGTCCTTCCTCTTGTTCTCATAGGCTTCTATATAAAGCGGCAGGTCCTGCAATTCCATCTCATTCAAGGCATAATGGGCATCAAGACCGGACAAGATGAGTGTAGCAACTATGTTTCCTATGGTTTCCGGTCTGTCGTTATCGTTTCCTCCACTTCCGGCATCCACACTACTGTGCCTGAACTGGGCCATGACTGATATAATCCTTCCCAAAGAGACAGACATTTCATCCATAACCTTATCGTTTGCCAATACCAGTTTAAAGACCTCATACTTATACGGCACCTCGAAACTGTCAATAGACATCGCATACAACAAGGCCTCCATATCCTCCCGGTCTGAATAGTCCATCAATGAAAAGGACTTCCCGCGCATCTGTTCCCAACGAATGATAGCCTTTACCGTCAAACGGGTAAGCCCAATCTTTTTAATGGCTTTCTTTTCAATCGGCATGTTCTCTCTGTCATCTTCCCTTTCTTTGCAGATTTCAGCAAGGATGAAGCCAACAAGAATTATTATGATTCCAAATAGAATTATTACCATAACTATAGCGGTAAAACGTTGGGGTATTTCTGGTAATACAACTTGGTCAATGCGGATTTAAGACTGTTGTAGTCCTTGATAAAGCCTAAATCTATCCACTGGGCTATCTGCAACTCCAGCTCATACAATTCGCGTATCTTGGATTCATCACCAATCTTATTACGCATTTCCGATTCATGCTTCCCATAGACTATAATATTAAGAGATTTAGCCAAATCCTTGACTTTTTGTTTGAATAAGCCATCTGGCAAAATGGAACTGACAGCCTTACACATAGATGGATATGCATCACCGGCAAGATTGCGGAATTTTATCATTTCATCATATACAAATTTGAGAACATCATATTTAAATGAAGGATTTATCCACATTGCAAAATCAATAAAAAGCAATGGATGCATCCATGTACCTGCATTATCCCCCTTATTTGCCTTTGATTTATGATAGGGGTAATTACCCGTATCATAATTTTCCCTTTCCATTATAGTGTAAATGAACTCTTTAGTAGAAGACAAACCGAAGTAATCATTAACTTCTTTCTTCATGCCTTTTAATTGATTCCACTGCTTCAATAATTCTGTAGCATTGAAAAATGCGTCTTTTGTCCGTTGGGTTACCTTAAACTCACCCATCGGGCGTATCATTATCTGATTTGTTTTCATTGTATTATTTTATCGTTATTACAAAAGGCGGCCATCATAGGACCGCCTTTTGTTTTACAAGCAAGCTAAATATCTGCCATACAGCAGACACTTACTCTTTATCATCCCGGATTCCCTTCCACCTGCTCCAGCGCACCAATACCTTTGAAAGACACACTGAGCTTGGCTATCTGACCGGCTTCCGAAGTCAAGGACTGGGAGGTTATCATGATACGGCCAGTGTAATTCTTCTTGGTTTTGTCGGGAGTGAACGTACCGCCATTGTTGTCCTGGTCAGCAACCGCAGCCTCCCCGAAAAAGAAGTCCAATACCTTACCGTCAATCTGGGCTTTCAGAAGAGTGTCGTAACTCAATGCACCCTCCTTACGGGTAATAAGCGCTTCGCTTGATACCGTATAACTCTTCTTCCCGGGCAATGAACCTGCCCATCCTCCCATCATCTTGTTGGAAATATCCACCTCTTCCGTTGTGATTTCCAATGTTGCCGTTGTGGCAAAAGCCAACGGAAGCACATCCGATTCTCCTGAATCGTCAGGCTTCGCGAACACGAACAACTCACCTCTGTAGATGTCTTTACTTGAATCTAATTTTGTTGCTGCCATAATTATCGCTGTTTAATTGAAAATTGTAATACCTGAATAAATTTCTTATCAATGAAGTCCTCCGTGGAGTCTTCAAGCTGTATACGCATATCCGGGTCCTTGAAGTCACCGGACAAAGTGTCATAAATCAAAGAGGCGAGACTGTTACTTCTTACATAGGATTCGCTGACGGCAGTCAGATAAAGAACGGATACCTGGGTGGCTACACCCATCTTCGTATATTCCTGCTTCAACTCGTCACGCTGATATACAATAAAATCGCCAACCGTATCCTCCGGTGCCATTATCGGAAAAACCCTTTCCCCGACAAATCCTTTTATCTCCTCGTTCTGAAGGAGGAGAGACCGGATTTCAGCGGTTATCTTGAACATGTTCATTTTCTTTCAATTATTCGTTGTACGGCTGTTTCTATTCCCTTATATAGAGCCTGCATCGCTTTCCCCTTCTCGGTCTGCTCTGCGTCTGACCAAAAGCTGTTAGCCGGCATAACTCCGCGATATATTCCCTTACGCATCTTCTTTTTTCCGGTAGTATAACGTCTCTTGGTGCCCATGTCCACCAAATGGGCATGATTTCCTCCGGGGCGGTCAAACCCAGCCAATCCCCCGAGCTTTCTTCGCTTAATTCTCGTCGTAAAAGAATTCATCAAATGCCCGGTATGCCTTCCGTGAAAAAGAAGCCTACTGCGCAAGTTGTTTTTCCCCCTTGCGCGAAAAACATTCATCGCAGAACGAAGCCCACTTTTTACGGCCTTGTCCTTCTCGAAGTCTTCAAGCCCATTAATAAGGTACTGTATATTCTCCCGGTCTATAATCGAAACATCAATCATACATCCACCTTCCTCATCGTTATTGTCAACTCATTGCCGTTAGGTTCAAGCATCTTTATCTCCCAGGTACATCCGGCATACTCCACACGGCATCCGTACTTGATTTGAGGATACTTTCGCGTCTGCATGACAATCGTCTGGTTCACGAACTGCTCATAAGCGGTATCTTCCTTTGAAAACAGTGTCTGATTCTTGCGTGAAGCCCGGCAACGGAACACTTCCCTATAGGACTTTTCCACAGAACCCATCTCGGAGACTGTCTCCACCGGTTCCTTGAACACAAGCGTATATTTCAGTAGTCCAGCCCTCATCCCGCATAGTTCCGATAAAGCGCCACAAGGTGCGAATAAGACAACGGCACTTCCGATGTCTGGGCGAAAGCCACCGGCTCGCGGTTGGCATAGAACTGCCCCACCATCAGAAGGATACACTGACGGAGAGGCGCGGGAATGTCCTTCCCGCCTTCCTCCACCAATGTATCCAGCTCCACGCAAATATCCTTCGACACAACTACCTCAGCCGCCTCGATGAGACCGGATATATACTCGTCATCATCCGTGAACTCCTGCTCTACATTGAGATGACGCTTGGCCAGTTGCAAATCGACGTATGCCATATTACTTCATGGATGCTATGCAGAACGACTCCTTACGGATAAAGCCCATATTCCAATATGAATTGGTAATAAGTCTCACTGTACCCTTCAATGCCTGGGTATACGGGTCAACCAACAACTCTATACCGCCCCATTGACCGATAAAGTAATCTGCCCAGTTACCGAATACAATACCGTATTCATCCGTGCCTTCTCCGATGCCTTTCGGCAGATTATTTGTTCTGAGCGCACGGTATCCGTTCAACTGACCGTCCCCGTTGCCGGTAAAGATGAAACCGCCCGCACCGGAAGCATCCTTTACCTTTGTCTTGGCCTTTCCGACAAGTGCCGGGTGCAGGATATAAGACAAGTTTCCGAACAAGGCATTCTGCACGTCGGCATTGGTCTCCATTGCTACAATCTGTGCCCAGGTCATGTCTCCCTTAATGGTAGAGTCAAGCGTGCCAAACATTCCGTCCGGCGTATTAGCCACGCTGGTTTCCTTGCTGAATGCTGTCTGTTCAATCTTCTGGGCGATGGCTACAGCTATAGCCTGGCGTATATACGCCTCAACGGAAGCATTCTCCTGAACAAGCAACTGCTTGGAGATGTCCACATAAGCGGTCAGACGCAAAGGCTTGAATAAGTCTCCCTTGCTGAACGCACCGGCTCCATCCTTGGCACTGGCGTTCTCAGCCTCCCAGAACACGTTGGCACCAGAGAATTCCGGCCAATAGATATTCCCCTGCAACCCGGTCATGAAACGGGCACCGGCACGGGACAGCACAAGAGCAGACTGTAAAGGCAGAAGCATCTCCTGCTGTTCCTCGTCAATGACAACTCCCGTTGCCGCTTCGGTGGCAGCAGTAAATGCCGCACGCCTCTCTACGTTTACGGGAACCACTATACCGCGTCTGTCTGCCATCTGAGCACCTGACGTATTGTGGTGTGTGGTAGCAGCCTCTATAACCTCTGCCTCAACATCGTTCTGCGGGTTTCCGTCAACCATGTTGGATATTGCACGACGCAAAGAGAATCTGCCTCCCTTCGGCTGATGGGAACGGCCTTTCTGACGATTTTCGTCCTCCCTCTCCTCTATCTCAAGGTTAATCTCAGCCATACGGCACTGATTGGCGCCAAGTTGTTCATTCTCTTCAGCATTCAACTGCCGTTTCTCTCCCCTGGCCTTTTCAATGATGGCCTTTGAACGAGCAGAAATCTGGTTCTTCTCGTCCTTCAATTCTGTAATACTCTTTTCTTTCGACATAACTTTTAGATGTTTAATAATTTTTCAATATTGGAATAGTATTCATCCAAGTTCAGACTTTCCCTCGCCTCGATTTCCTTCTCTGCCTGCTCCTTTCCGCGCAAGCATACGGATGTCTTGCTATAGGCAGCGTTATACACCGGGGAAACGTCATAAATATTGTCAATCTTGCTGATGGTACGTTTCCAAGTGCCATCCGACCTTTTTTCCCAAGCATCCCTCTCCACATCAAAGCAGAAGGAACTCTGGTCTATCTCCCCACGACGCAAATTCTCGAGCAGCTCGTCACCCAAGGCTGTTTTCGGTGCCTCAAAACTGTATCTCAGACCTTTCTCGTCAACAGTCAGGGATAAAGAACCCTTGCCATACTTGCTGCGGGCCAATATACCGCGCTCCTGATCATGATTCAGGACGGCAAAAACATCGCTTTTTGCAATTACTCCGTCTGCCGCGCCCGGTTCGATGGTCTCCTGAAAGGGTAGACCGTCAGAGGGCACGTTGAAGAGGAGGGCATATCCTTCGACGGTCCTTGTCTCATCCCCCTCTCCGGCTATCTTGAGCTGAGAGGAGACGTTTCTGATTTCTTTTTCTTTTTCCATAAATCACGCTTTTACTCAGTAACCAAAAAATTGTCTGTCAAAACGGGGTTTTCTTCGTCCTTTCCAATATTTTTTTGCTGGTCGGGCTGATTTTTATTCGACAAAGCGGTGCCAAGGGTATGCACATTGACCGGAACGAAGGCCTCATCGCCATTCTCCTTCCTTGGAAGATTGCTTTCCCGACGTATCTCATTGGGGGTCGCGCCTCCGATATAGAACATGTCTTTCCAATAGGCCGCCTGAGCCGCCTTATCCGTCCTAAGTATGGCAGAAGTGTCAAACTCGGCCATTATGCGACCACGCTCGGAAGGCAGGAACACCTTCCGGTTGATTTCCTGCTCTATCTTGGTGATTACAGCCAAAGCCGTATCGGTCAGATACTGCAATTGGGTAGCCTCAACAGTTGAATAGCTCGACTTGGACAAGTCGAACGCCTTGACCGGGGACACTGAGAAGAACCGGCATATGTCCGTCACATTGAACAGCCTGCTTTCAAGAAGCTGGCTGTCCTTGGGGGAAATCGTGATGGGCTGATACTTCATGTTACCCTCCAGAACCGCTATGCCGTTCGGATGGTTCTCCATCCGGTCATACCACACCTGGTATATCTCGTCCCGCTGTTCCTTGTTCAGCCTTTTCCCATCTACGGACAAAATGCCCGAGACAGCTCCCCCGGACTCAAAGAAACCGGCGGCATGCTCTTCGCTGCTGGTGGCTATGTTAAGGGTCTGCCTTGCATGGGTAAGGGTGGAGACACCTATTATGCCATCATAAGAGAAGTTCAGCACATGAATCATGTCTTTCGGCTCGACAAGCTCCTTGAATCCGGTCACCTGATAGCGCTTGCGCATGATACCCCTTTTGTCGGTAATCCACTGGACAGACACCTGCGACGTCGGAATGTAAATCAACTGCTGCACATTCAGCTTACTGTCCCTCTCTATATAGGCATACCCGTTTCCGGTAAGAAGGACCGACACCATGAGCGTCTTGAAGAAAACAAACCTCGTCATATCCTCATTTGGCTCCAAATCCAACAGCACGTATGCCGGATGGCTCTTATGCTCCTTCTTGAATCCGTCCCCGTCAAGCAGATATGTCTTCAACGGGAGGACCGCCACACTGTCCGATATGAGGTCCACACAACGATATACAGTAGAAAGGAGCATCGGCTTGCTCCGGCTGTACAATGCCGGATGGGGACCCGAATAATTCCAGGCAGGAACACGTGATATTTCCTGCTTGGAAGCCTTTCTTATTTCCCAATTTGTAAAAGGAATCTTTACTTTCATACATACACTTTTCCACTAACCAAAAAAGTGTCTGTCAAAAATCGAAATTCTAATAGAATTCTCCGTAATGAGGAGAAACAAGATATACCCCCAATGCTTCCAGCATAGCTATCACTCCGTCTATCTTCTTTTCTTCAAACTGTTTAGACGGCTTGGTATTCCCGTTACGGTCACGGGCCATAACCACATTACGGAAGCAGTGACGGTTTATCACGTTATTGTCTATTACCGCCTTTCCGGACAAAATCAGACGCTCCATCTCCTTGGTCGGACGGTTGAAATTCCCGAGTACCTGGCTGAACGGCTCCATAGGCAACCCCTTCTCCTCGGCATTGATGGTGAACTGTGTGGCGTTCCATGTATCGTACGCTATCTTCTGGATATACACTTTGTCCCTTATGTCCATTATGTCGTTGAGGATATAATCGTAATCAGTTACATTGCCTGGGGTTATCGTAATCAGTCCCTGCCGACGCCATTCACCATACAACTCCTTGAACCGGCGCTCCTGCAATGCCATTTCCGGCAGATAATACTTTGCCTTGAAGTAATATTTGTCCTCCGTGGGAAACATGAAGGCGGCACAAGTCAAATCACTCGTGCTTGAAAGGTCGATTCCCATATAACAATCCATGCCCTCGAAATCATCCAACCGGATTTTCTTGGAAGAATTCAGGATATAATGCTCCGGTATCCATACTGTTTCCGCATCGCACCACATATTCAAGGTCTTGGTCTTGACGTTCACCTCATCCGACGGGGTGTTTATCGCCTTGCGGATTTCCTTGCGGATATAAGACGGCTTGACGGTTACCTCAATGTTCGGATTGGACTTTACCCACACCTTTTCATCCTTCCAATCATCCTGCTCGTCCAGGGAGTATATGGCGACAAAAAAGGAGTCATCCTCTTTCAGCCCCTTCAAAATCTCCGTACCGGTAGCTCTCAACTCATAACAAGGACCGAGCTTGTCAAAGCCCGCAGTGGTAATGATGACTTCCAAGGGGTTGTCTCGGGTTCCCTGACCCGATTCCAATACAGCCTTCAGACTGTTGTTCTTTGCCGCATGATACTCATCCAGCACGAACGTGGACGGGTTTGGACCGTCAAGCTTGGTTGAATCAGCAGCGAGCACTTTGAGCCATGATGATGTTTTCTCGAATGTGATAGTATCCCGGAACACTTGAAGGTAACGGTTCTTCGGGTCAAATTTCTTGGCGAAGTTCGAACACAGAGGCCACGCGGATATTTTCACTTGCTCCTTTGAGTTTGCCGCAAAATACACCTCCGCACCAGCCTCATCGTCATTTATCAAAGCATTCAAGCCTATGCCTGCCGCAAGCGCAGTCTTCCCGTTTTTACGGGCCACCTCTATATATACAGTCTGGGTCAGACGGGAACCGTCCTCCCTTACATAGAAACCGTATATGCTGGCTACAATCCACTCCTGCCACGGCTCCAAAGTAAAAGGCTTGTCGGCGTGCCTTCCCTTGAAGTGCTTCAAATAAGGAAAGAAATTTATCACGTCATCCACCTTGTCTTCCCGGAATTCATACCTATCATCCTCCATAAGAGAAAAAAAACGCTCGCAGGCAGAACGTATGAATTCACCCGCCACAATCTTTCCCTCAATAACCTCCTGCGCATATCTGTAATATGGCTTATTCATTCTGAGTCGCCTTTTTCTTAAAATACTCATCAGCCGGGCTGTCCTCCTCCCTGGAAGCCGTTTTACCTTTGATAAGCGACTTACTCTTGGCTGTCAGTCCGTACTCCTTGGCAAGCTCAAGATACTGACTCCAGTTCTCCTTCAGCAGATTGGCCTCCGGGCGCTTGACCATTTCCCCCTTGATGTTCTTCATGGTCAACCCCTTTTCCGACACTACTCTCACACAGTCAATATAGGCGTTGTATGCCGTAGCCATCCGATGCAGTTGGGGAATATCGGAAGCCTCAAGCTCCCTCTCCTCCTCAATCTGACGGACTATATCCGATATGGTCTTACGGGACTCCTTATACGTCACCGTCTTCGGAAGCCGGAAACTTATTTTTCTTTTCTCCATTGCGCGGGCTTTTTCTACGAACCAGAATTTTGTCTGTCAAAGCATCATTTTAACACATCACAACACTTTGGCTTTTTTCAAAAGAATGCCGTTTGTGTCGAGAAGGGTCGGGTGAGGTTAGGAAGATGAAAACCGTAAAAATATACCCCCATATCCCCCCCTTCCTCCATACACGGCAAAACATCGTGCCATGCTATCCATCCACCTCATAAAGCCTGCATCCGGTCTTTTCTTTCACTCGTAGCAGAAAACTTGCAGACTCATCGCTATCAACGACAAGCTTCACGGCAGAAAGCCCTTCTGTCTTCGGTTTCTGAAACAAAAGCGAACACGGCTGATTGAAATATACCCAGTAAAACATCAAATCAGCCAGATATATATTATCAATCTGTACAATATATCTAATCGGTGGACGGCTCATCTCATTATTATTTAGCTGTTCTGTTATGCACTTCCTGATGGTGTACCCTGCACAGACTCATCAGATTGTCGTAGTCATATGCCAAGAACATACGCTGTTCAGGGTTGTCGGTGCTCATGAATGAAACCACATGATGGATGTTCTCGGCAGGAACAACCTTACCTTCCTGAAGACACATCTCACAGAGTGGGTCGTTCGCGAACTTCCATGCCCGTAGCCTCTTCCATCTCTCCGAGTTATATACGGCCCTTCTTTCCGCATTGTAATGGTTACCCTTCTGAACCGTCCTTCTCTTGCCTTTGTTTATAGTCGGCATACTCTACCTCCCTCCTTGCCTTATCATCGTTTATTCTTTGGAATTTAATCATATTGAACCTATAAAGAAAATGCTCCACAATCTGGTCATCCGACTGTAATGTAGCGGAGGCGCTGTCCTGAATGACATACAATACCGTGTCTTGAAATATATCCTCGAATCCCTCTCCTCCATATATTCCGTGGACACCCACAGCACACAATCTTTTCAAACGGTCGTAATTACGTGCCACCGCTGCCATTACAGCCTTATTGACCTTTCCTTTCTTTATCTTCCGCATTTTTCTTTTTCCAGTTCCCGTCCTCGTCTATCAAATCGTCAATGCAACGCTTCAACATGCTCCTTGCAATGACCGATATGCTGACCCCGGTCATTCTTGATAACTCAGACATCAACATGTGGGTCCTATCGTCAATACGAGCAAATAATTTTTTATTTTTAGCCATTCTTGAACAAAGTTATATCAAGCTGTATTTAACTGATTCGTTTTTCATGAATAATTCGGCTTTTTCTCCGGATTCTGGCTATGCCTACTAAAACGTCCCTGCCAGCATTCAAGAGGAACACGTTGCATGAAGGTATAGCGCATACCCAGATCCTCCCATTCCTCGCAATACTTCTCCAATATAGCCGACATCTCGTCAAGCATACGGACATAGGCTTTATTGGCTTCAAGACCACGCTCAATAATCGGAATTGCCCTCTTCCATTCTTCATCCGTAAGCAGATTGAGGGACAAGGAAACACGGACAGCGGCTATAATTTCATCTGTAGTCTAAAAGTCGTTACCGTCCTTGACGAAATGATTGACTATTTCGTAGTCAAAGTCTTTTTTCAGCCTGCTCTTGAATGCCGCAATGTTATGCTCTCTGAAGCCAGAACTGTATGTTGTGTAGATAAGCCTTCGTTTGTAATATTCTGTTTCCGGGTAGTCTTCAAGTCTTTTCCCTAATAATATTATCTCACGTTTTATAATCACTTTTCCTATTCTTTAATTTGTTATATTCATCCTCAATACATTTATTGATTTTAGCGGCTTCCTCGTACCGTTCCTCTTCAATCAGCTTACTTTTCAGCCATTGAAGCTGATTCATATAAATAACATCATCACGGTCTGAAACCCTACGGGTGTATTCCCTTATCTCATTCAGCTTGTCCTCCATGCGCCTATGCCATCTGCTTACCATGATTAGGATAAATCCTAATGCAATGGCATTGAATAAAGTGATGGAGACTTTAATTATCAGTTCCACGGTTTCCATAATTGTTACATACAAATTGTTTAAAAGGGTAAAAACGATGATATGAACATCTCACAAATTTGTCGTTATACGCATCCAACGAAAACTTGCATTTAAGGCAGCACTTATTCATTGTGCCTATCTTTAATCCTATATTATCCATAATCATATAAGTTTTAATACTCCTCAAAATTTGGAATTTGCAAATAGAACGAGTTTCGAGACATGGGAAGCCAAACTGTCGTTTCATTGTTACACGTATCCCAATTACCTTCTCCAAATTCATTATTTAATGCTTCCACTATCTTGTAAAATATATCTTCTACAAAACGAGTATTAAGCACCTTCTTGCCTTTAATGACGATTGTAGGTGTATAGAGTGAAATTTTATACTCCCCGCCATTTACTATCGACCAACTACCTTGTGCTACTGTAATATGCGGATTGGTTTCATTCTCATACTCTTGCGTTATGCTTATATAACAATTGAAATAATTAGAAAGTAAATCTGATTTATAAACTTTTATTCCCGTTGCTTTTTCTAAAAGCTTTCTAAGTCTATAAGCATCATTTACAATAGGAGTCATTTTCATATAAGTTTTAACGCTTCTTGTATTCCGGCTTCCAGTGCTTCCTCGTAAGTGTCCCATTCCCCTCTTGACATTATTCAGTCTCCTTTCTCCTTAATCCGTTCCAGCACATCCCTGTTGTCTTCGAGTATCTCATTGAAATAAGGGACGGGTATATATGCTTTTATCACGCCTTCATCGTAAAACGAGTGAGGATATTTCTTGGTTAAGGCAAACTTATTCCATCTTTTAAAGAAATAAACTTTCTTAACAACATCGCCGTCAGTAACAATGTAATATCCATCCTCTTCCGGCAACCGTTCCTTTACACTTATCCACGGTGATTGCTTTGCCTGCCATTCAGCACCCTTTATAAATGCAGCTTCTGCAATTTCATCATATGTAATCCCATGATTAGGGCACTCATCTATTGAGTGATATTGGGCATATACACCTATTGATTGGGCAGTTGTACGTCTGCACTCTTTAGCTGCTTCTTCTACTGTCTGTTTCATTTTCTTACCCTCCTTATCAAATTCGGATAATGCCTGCTCACAAAACTTGACCTGCTCCAAAGCATAATCCCTCTTATAGGTTACTATATCACGTGTTGTATAGTCCGTATAACATCGGCCTATAATGCTTTTAATATAAAATCTCACTGGCTGCTCACAATGGTTCAGAAGAATCACGTATTCATCATTTCTCGGATGAAAGCACAAAAAACGATAATAATTCACTTCACCATTTAGGCATTCAATCAGTTTTTCATCTGTCTTTAGATTTTCAATGTCTTCTATATTTCTTATTGGTCTCATAATTCAATATTTTTTATTATTTTTTCTATTCCGCTCGCTCTGTACCTCTGCCATACACATCTTGCACCATGACGCTTTCAGATGGTATTCCTTACCGTTACGACGGGCTATTCTATCGAAAAACCGGGATAATGGAAGTGCTCTACCACAGTGGGTGCACAGTTTACGCTCCACTCCGTCAACGACCACCCGGTTACGGGGTTTCCTCCTCACGATTTCACATGGCCCGCATTCGGACACACCGTACCTCCTGCAATATGCAAGTGAGTGCTTGCCGCACTTGGCGAAGGAGGTGCAATCCGAACGGGGAATTGTCTGATGGATATTCATACGGCATTCTTCATTATGTCAGTTTGCTGTCAAATATCTTAATGCACTCAAACAGATAATGCGCAATTATCGGCTGAACCGCATTGCCTATACACTCCGTTCGGTCCATCCTATCGGGAACCCCATTAGACTTTCCAGCAAAGCGGGGTGAGGGTATTGACTGTCTTGTTCGCCATCCTGGATATACTCGTGTAAATTGCCCCGATAAGTAGGGCTTCCGAAATACCGATTCTTGAGTGCCCCGTTTGCCGTTGATTTCGCTGGGGTAGGCAATACAATATAATCGCTCCCTATTCTGTTGTATGCCAAAGTCGGTGCCAGATAGACATTGCCATTCCGCATCATACCCGATTTCGGAAAGGTCGCATAGGACTTGCTCTAATCCCCGAACAGCGAGCATTGGGCTGTTTTCAATGAGCACGTATTTAGGTCTAACTTCCCGTACAATTCTGAACATCTCAGACCATAGGCCGCTTCTCTCACCGACAATTCCGACACCTTTTCCAGCAATGCTGATGTCCTGGCAAGGGAATCCACCGCTGATGATGTCAACAAACGGAGGTTTTGAATACGTTCTAATATCTCTGTTGATTTCATGCTCTTCTCCAAAGTTTTTCTTTATTACTAATGATTGATAATCCTCAAATTCACAACTCCACTCGGTCTTTATGCCGGCAAGTGCCGCACCTAATCCAAAACCTTCTATGCCGCTGAACAGAGAGCCATGTGTTAATCTTTCACTCATTCTTCTGATTATTAATTGTTATCTAATCAATCTCTACAGCTTCACCATTAACCAATGTATAGAAAGTGTCCGCTTTAATAGACTTTCCGTCCACTTTAAATGCCTTGACTGAAACGATAGGATAAGTGTTTCCGTCCCATTCGCCACGTTCAGCAAGCACAATCCAGCATCCTAATGCTCCCTTTGCCTTGCAATCCTTTCCGGCAGCAAGAGCTATACTTTCTTTGCCGGTAGCTGATGCAGCGCCTCGGTCGCCGGTAGCCGATGCAGCGCCTCGGTAGCCGGTAGCCGATGCAGCGCCTCGGTTGCCGGTAGCCGATGCAGCGCCTTGGTAGCCGGTAGCTGATGCAGCGCCTCGGTTGCCGGTAGCTGATGCAGCGCCTCGGTCGCCGGTAGCTGATGCAGCGCCTTGGTAGCCGGTAGCTGATGCAGCGCCTTGGTTGCCGGTAGCTGATGCAGCGCCTTGGTCGCCGGTAGCTGATG